TGTGGGTATCTGTAAATTGGACTATAATGACATACAGAGGAATGGTATCATAGGAAAGGTTCTTAACGCTCTAGAGAATTGATATGTTATATGATTATGAATGTTTGAACTGTAATCATCAAATGAAAGATGTTTATCAGTCTATAAAAGATGATGCTTTGATCCTATGCCCGTCATGCAATACTAATAATCTTAATAGAATTATTTATGGCGGGCTAGGGTCATTCATGAAAGATGCCAAAACTATTGGTCAATTAGCAGATCATAATTGGTCTAAATTGGGCCATTATCAGAAATCAGAATTAGAGTCTAAGAAAAAATCAGAAAATAATAAAAATCAAACTGCTTATAGTGGAACAGCCACTAAGCAAGAATTAAATAAGATGACACAACAACAAAGGGAACGGTACATCATAACCGGTGAGAAATGAAATATATTGATAACTATTCATCAGAAGTTTTTAAATCTAAGGTAGAAGAAAACTCATTCAACAAACTGGGTGAACCAATATCTAATAAAGAAAAGATATTTGCTAAAACTCTTAGCAGCACAACAGAAAATGGTGAAAATATAATTAAGTATTATGTAATTACTCATAATAATGTGCCATATGATCCATATGGTATAGATTCACACAGAGAAAAGAATTTGCGTACAACTTTAAGAAGTACATCTAAACAAGTATTTGATGATTATATTACATATCTTAAAACTAAAAATAGATTATACATGACAAGAACACAAAGGAACTTTATCCATGTTTAAAAAAGGACCACTTAGTAAAGCTGAATGTTTTTACATACAGCATCATCATAATAAAATAGATCTATCACAATTATCTAGTGATTTAAATAGGCCAATTGATATTATTGAAAAATGGATTAAAAAGAATGTTGTTGAAGCTCCTGCTGGAATGAAAGCTGGAGATCATTTTGCTAGAAGTAAAGGCGCTGTTATCATGACAGAAAATGTATCAGCCATGAGCGATTCTAAGAGAAGAAAAACTTTGCCAAGACAGCAATGCGTAACCAAGATTAAAAATGACTAATATCATATTTGGTCTTGATAATTGGAGAGACATTTATGCTTCATTACCTAGAGAAGATAAGTATAAAATATGGATATATGCTAAATTATCAGATGGTCAAGAAGTATTTTTATCAGAATATAACTTATGGTTTGAACTCAAAAAATATTGTAATAATAAAAAAGTAAGAATAAACATCATTGGTCTTAGATATAGATCTCATCAGATTGAAGAAAAAACAGATTGTGCAGAAGGCGTTTATGTGGTAAGATCTATTAAAGGCGAGTTCGGTGGAGAGTCGAAACATTGCTATACTATAGGACTGTTGCAAGATAGCGTGGTCAATAAAACCATGTGGATTACTCCAGAACTTATCGAAGAAGGCAAATGCATAGATAATATTGAAGATTGTTTTGAAGAAGCTATTATTTACCAGCATGGCTAAAAAAGAAAAACCAAAGCTTTTCAGTCAAGAATATCAAAAGCAATGGTCAGAAACTCATAGGTACAAACATATTCATACTGGAGAATATTGTACCTTTGAAGCATATGTTGCTGAATACATAATTCTTAGACGAGCAGAAAAACTAAACTTAGGTAAGCCATCGTACAAATTTTGGACAAAGGGCGATCCTAACCATTGGATCTGGACAAAACAGTTGTGTGCTGCTAGAATGTTGAAAAAGAAGTACAGCGAAGAAGCTATACTAACAGCAATCAAATCTAAGGAATTTGATAAATTATTAGTTTTAGGTATACAGAATGGTAGAGGATTCAAGATTAATCCTCCAGCAGAAAAAGTAATTGCAATGTATCATCAGAAATTATTGCAAACTCAAACAACAACCACAATTGCTCCAATACCAATAGAAAATAATGATAATGTATCTATCAGAAAAACTCAGTCATATGATAAGAAAAAATTAGGCATTAATCAATTGAGGAATATATGAAAAAGAAAAGCGGCTCATCTGTAAAATTTGCTAATGACAATGTAAGCAGTTCAGTAATTAGTAAGTATGGTGATGTTGTTAGAAGTGGGACTGAGGTTCTTGAATCGATCAACAGTCTAGAGGTTATAGGAGTGTCCCCTGCTCTAGATATCGCTCTAGGAGGCGGTCTAAGAGAAGGTTCTGTTGTTGTGATGACAGGAGATCCAAAGTCTGGAAAAACTACTACAGCCCTTCACTTTGCTGCTAAATGCCAAGCCAAGGGCAAAAGAGTAGTTTATATTAATACAGAGGGTAGACTTTCTAGACAAAATTTTGATGGCATAAAAGGACTTAATCCAGAAAATATTCTTATTATTGAATCAACGGATGATAGAATTCTAACAGCAGAAGACTTTCTAAATATCATCGAATATTATATTAATAATGATCATGGATGTTTAATTATTACTGACTCACTATCTAATATGGTTCCTGCTTGTGAGCTTGAAGGAGAAGTTAGAACTGGTGTTCGTAATGCACTACCAAGACTATTATCAATGTTTTTTAAGCGTATTAGTGGTACACTAATGAAGAATAAAACTATTCTTATATGTATCACACATAATATTGCCAATACTGGTGGTTCACCTTATGCTCCACAAAAAATGGCAGACTGTGGTAATATGTTACAATATCAAGCTGGTACAAATATGGTTATTACACACAGAGGAAAGTGGCAAGTACCAAAAGATACTGGTCCTCATGTTGGGCAAATTGCGAATTGGTCTATTAAAACTTCTAATGCTGGTGGAAGACCAAATAGTACAGCAGAAAGTTGGATTAGATATGGTATTGGTATAGACGAAGTACAAGAAGTTATGCAGATAGCATGTGAATTTAGGTTAATCAAAGCTAGCGGAGCATGGTACACTATTCAATGTGCAGTAGATGATCTAGAAAATGAAGCAGTAAAAGATATCTTAACTAAGAATAATATTGGTAATCAACCAGAAGATATAGAAAAGTTTTTTAAGTTCCAGGGTTCTAATAATGTATGTGAATTTTTAACAGCCAATCCAACAATAGCACAATTTGTATTCCAAAAGATAAAGGAGCTATATTGAAAGTCAGAGGCATTAATGGAAAAGAATATGTTTGGAATCTTACTGGATATGGAGTATTTGATGACGATAGTAGGAAAAGATCAAAATATCATATAAAAGCCCGTCATCTATTAAAAGAAATATTTCATAGTTATAGAATATTAGAGGAAGTTAAACTGCCAGGAAGCACAGAATTACACAGAAAATCTGTATTATATCTTGACTTTTATATTCCATCAATAAAATTAGCAATAGAAGTACACGGAGAACAACATTATGAATACAGTCCATTTTTCCATAAAACCAAAGCAGATTTTTTGAAAGGCAAAGCAAGAGACGAAGATAAGATAGCTTGGTGTGAACTAAACGATATTAATATCATTATTCTTAAATATTCAGAAAGTGAACATGAGTGGCGAGAAAGAATCAAAAGCGTCTGAAAAATTAGCAGAACATATATCATCTATTAATGATTATATCAATAGTGCTAATGCCAAGTTTTCATCATTTAGAGAAGAGTATTTGCTTATTGCTGATATGTCTGCTGATCGTCTAAGAAGTTTGACACAGCAAGAATTATTTGATTCTGCATATTTGTTATATGGTTATGCTACATATCTACAAGATGAAATTAATAAAAATAAGGTAGCGTTAAATTGGTGTAATGATCAAATGGAAAAATTGATTGTAAAACATAATGATGAGTTCGGCCAATATACCAAGCATGAGTCTAAAAAACATATACTATCTCAATCAAATTCATACGCATCATCACTAGAAAATATGAGACAGGTAGCAGAAGCTAGACTATGCTCATTAGATGGTAAAGTATATGAACTAAAACGCAGGGCAGATATTCTACTAGAAAAAGGAAAACGCACATGACCGATATGAATAATTTCATTAATTCATTAACAGAAGAACAAAAGAAGAAGTTGTTTGAAGCATTAGTATCATCTACAAATAATAAAGAAGCAGAGGATGCTAATACCGATAATCAATCTACTTCTAACGTAGACGAAGATTTCAGAATCCATAAAACAGATAGTAAATTAATAAACAGGAGAAAAGAACCCGTGAAAGCTAGAAAGAATGAATGGCATGATACAGGAGAAGATAGGGATATAGAAACAAAGTATGGTGAACGTACTCCACGACGCAAAGAAGCACCAAAAAAGTCTAATATCGAATGTCATGTTTGTGGCAAAAGTTTTAAGGTTGATGCACGATATGTATACGGCGAGTATTATAGATGTAACAAGTGCGGTGGAAAGAAATAATGGAAGATAAACTATCAGATATTGGTGCAGAACGAGCAATACTAGCTGGATTAGTCCAGCACGGTATCGATGGTTACATATCAATAGCAGACTTTATTACAGAAGATTCTTTTGGTCATTTGAATAATCAAATTATATTCAAGTGCTTAAAAGATATTTTTAACAAAGAGCAGAAGATAGACGCGGCTTCCATCTTATCATCAGCTACTAGTCTGAATCTATTAGACTCAATTAATACAGCACAAGAATTAAAGTATATCAAATCTTTATTTAACTTTCCAGTTAGTAAAGAGAATATATTTTCATTCGGACTTCAGATTAAAAAGTTTGAGTTTGCAAGAAAGATAAAGAAACTCACACATAAAATCTCAAGAGATATTGATAATATATCTGGAACAGAATCCATTAATGATATTGTACAAATTCTAGAAAATCCAGTAACAGAATTTTTACGCGAAGATGATGGAGGAGAAAGTCCAAAGAGAATAGGTGAGAATGTCAAAGAATACGTTGATTTCTTAATAGAAAATAAATGTGATATTATTGGTATTCCTACCGGATTTAAAACTTATGACGAAGCTATTGGTGGAGGTTTAAGAAGAAAGTGTGTTGATCTAGTAGCGGCTAGACCAAAGGTTGGTAAATCTGTATTTGCCGATAATGTTGCTTTGTCAGTAGCATCTAAAAATATTCCAGTATTAATGCTAGATACAGAGATGGGTAAAGAAGACCATCTTAATAGATTACTTGCAAATATTAGTGGCATACCAATCAATGAAATTGCTACTGGTAAATTTGCTAGCGACAAAGAGAAATATGATAAAGTACAAGATGCTATAGATTTACTATCTAAAATACCATATAATTATATTAGTGTTGCTGGTAAACCATTTGAACAAATACTAAATATGATTAAGAGGTGGGTAGTTCATGAGGTAAAAACAGATGACAGTGGCAAAACCAAGGATTGCGTGATCATATATGACTATCTAAAATTAATGTCATCTAGTTCTATTACTAATAATATACAGGAATATCAAGCATTAGGATTTCAAATCACATCATTGCATAATCTATGTGTTAATCTAGATATTCCATGCTTATCATTCGTACAGCTTAATCGTGACGGTATAACAAAAGAAAGTACAGATGCTGTATCTGGTTCTGATAGACTAATATGGCTTTGTACATCATTCACTATATTCAAGACAAAATCAACCGAAGAATTAGCAGAGGATGGGCCAAATGCTGGCAATAGAAAGCTAGTACCTATAGTGTGTAGGCATGGTGCTGGATTAGATGATGGTGATTATATCAATATGACAATGCAGGGTTCTTATGCAAAATTAATAGAGTTGAAAACTAGAAATCAATTTAAAAATCAGCCAGTTGGTGATACTGGTTTAATATCATCTGATGCACTAATAAAGATCAATATACAAAATGGACTTGAAGCATCTCAAGAATCAGCTTAATAATAATGCTGAACTTATATTCCAAAATCTTGGAATGAAGACAGAAGTCTTTAATGACAATATTTATTCAACGTGTCCGGTACATGAACACAGTGATAATCCTAGAGCTTTTTCATTCTCTAAACAAAAAGGCATATGGAAGTGCTGGACAAGAGATTGTCAGTCAGAATTTAGAAATGATATCTTTGGATTAATTATAGGGGCTTTGTCATTACAAACAAATGAGAAGGTTGAATTCAAAGACGCACTAAAATGGGCTTGTAGTCTATTAAAGATACAAAATACTCCGACATCAACAAATAATGCTGTAGACGATCACGATGATGAGTACTATAGCATAGTAAACGTATTCAATCAGACAGAACCAAGTTTTATTCCCAAAGCAATTAAATATAACTATCAAATCAGTTACCCATCACAATATTTTCTTGATAGAGGTTTTAAACAATCAACATTAGATTTCTTTCGCGTTGGAGATTGCACAGAAACTAGTGGACTATTAAGAGATAGATCAATTATTCCTATTTATGACGATATTGGTGAACACATAGTTGGATTAATAGGAAGATCAACAAAAGAGTATAAACTTCCTAAATTTCTAATTTATCCTAAAGGATTTGACAAAAGATATTTCTTCTATAATTACCATAATGCTATAGCTAAAGCGATAGAGACTTCATGCTTATACATTGTAGAAGGTCAAGGCGACGTTTGGAAACTATATGAACACGGAGTAATCAATGCTGTTAGTATATTTGGTAAAACTATTAGTAAAGAACAAGAAAATAAATTATTGAATCTACCAATAACTCATCTAGTGATTTTAACTGATAATGATCAAGCAGGCAGAGAATCAAAAGTACAAATCAAAAGACAACTTGGACGATGCTTCAAGTTAACATTTCCAAAGATGTTATCCAAAGATGTTGGCGAAATGTCAGAAGAAGAAATAGTAGAAATATTAGAAAAACTAAAGGGAACATACTGATGACTAAAATAATAGGTATATCTGGTAGGAAGCAGGCTGGGAAAAATACAGTCGCAAACTATATTAATGGTACAGTATTAATCAAGCATGGTATGATCCAAGATTTTTATCTAGATACAGATGGTCAACTAATAGTACAAACTAATGATCAGAATAATAATACTGGATATGGCATATTCGACGTTACAAGAAAAGATGATCAATTTATACAGTATGCAGAAAGAGAATTGTGGCCCTATATTAAAACATACCACTTTGCAGATCCACTAAAAGAAATGTGTGTTAATTTATTTAACCTAAATGCTGAGAATGTTTATGGTAGCGATGCACAAAAGAATAAACTAACTGATCTACAGTGGGAATCTATGCCAGATAATAATAATAAAACTGGTCCTATGACTCACAGAGAATTTTTAGAGTATTTTGGTACTCAGGTAGTAAGAAAAATCTATCATAATGCATGGAGTGAATTTGCACTTAAAAGAATCTTGAAAGAACAAAGCGAAGTAGCAATTATACCAGATGTTAGATTTCCTAATGAAGTAGATATTATTAAGAAATATGGTGGTATTGTTATTCGTTTGACTAGAGATGTATACAGCAGTACATCAGAATCGGAATCATCTTTAGATAAATCTAGATTTGATTGGAATACATTTGATCATATATTAGATAATGATAATTGTTCTTTAGATGAACTATCTAATAAACTTGATAGCATTAAACACCTGTGGGGAATTATATGATAGTAACATATATTAGATCGTCATCTTATAACAATTATGCGTATTGTCAAATGCAATACTTTATTACATATGTATTAGGATATTATCCAACTTCTGGAAAAAAAGCTGAACTTGGAACTATAGTACATAAAGTAATGGAGTGCTTGGCTGGACTTAAAAAAGAATTACAAAATGCCTCTCCTAGAACTAAGAAATTAATTTTAAATGATGATGCTGTTGGCAAAATTGTAGTAGATAGATCAGAACTATTATCTAGTACACTACCAAATGATTTACTAGAAAAAAGTTTTGATTATTACACCAAGCACTCAGAACATTCATTCAGCAAAGGTGATAAAGAAGAATGTAGAAAATTAGTATGGGATACATTAAACTTTAATAATGGACAATTTGATCCAAGGAATAGAAGCATTATTGATGCCGAACCTCATTTTGACATTCCAATTGATGAAGATTGGGCTCATTATGAATATGAGATTAATGGAGAAAAGATAAAGGGTCAATTGGCTATTAAAGGAACTATAGACTTAGTTACTAAAATTGATGACAACACCATAGAAGCTGTAGATTGGAAAACTGGCAAACGATTAGATTGGGCAACAGGAGAAGAAAAGACAATAGAGAAGTTGAATTCCGATCCACAACTACTATTGTATAATTATGCTCTTTCTAAATTATATCCAAATTACAAGCAAAGTATTATGTCAATCTTCTTTATCAAAGATGGCGGGCCATTTTCATTATGCTTCGATAGTAGCGATCATGACAGATTTCTTAAAATGTTAAAGGTTAGATTTCAGGATATTCAAAAAAATAATAATCCAAAGCCAATATCTGAAGATCGCAATAATTGGAAATGTACTAAGTTATGTCATTACTGTAAAAATAAGTGGCAAGAAACAGACACTAACATGTGCCAATATGTAGATAATTATTTAAAGAATAATGGTATGCAAAAGACAGTAACTGATCTAACTAAATCAGATTTTAATATTGGCTTTTACTCGGCCCCAGGTTGATTTATGAATAAATTATTAACAGTAGGAATGGCAACATATGATGATTTTGATGGAGCATATTTCTCCATACAATCATTAAAATTATATCATGATATATTCTCATCTAATGATGCTGAGATTATTATCATCGATAACAATCCAACCAGTAAGCATGGGTCTTGTTTACAGAGCTTTGTACAAGGCTGGGCTAAGAATGTAAAATATGTTCCATATACTGACAAAAAAAGCACATCTGTAAGAAATGAGATATTTAAACAATCTAGTGGTAAATATACAGTTTCTATGGATTCCCATGTATTATTTGTTCCTGGAGCTTTTGATGTATTAATTAGGTATTATGCGGCTAATCCAGACTGTAAGAATATTATACATGGCCCATTATTGTATGATAATATGAAATCCTGTGCCACCCATTTTAAACCCACCTGGGGTGGTAATATGTATGGACAATGGGATACTGACCATGAAAATATGCAAAAAGGGGTTCCATTTGAGATACCAATGCAGGGTTTAGGTGTATTCTCTTGTGAGACTAAATATTGGGTAGGATTTAATGATCTATTTAAAGGCTTTGGTGGAGAAGAAGGCTATATTCACGAAAAATTCCGACAATTAGGCGGTAAAGCCATTTGTTTGCCAGATTTTAAATGGATACACAGATTTGGTCGCCCTGAAGGAGTCAAATATCCATTAAATCTGGAAGATAGAATTTGGAACTATTTTATTGGATGGCTAGAACTTACTAGAGATCCAGACCACCAAATGATCACCGATATTTATAACTATTTTAAGAATCAAGTATCAGAAAATAATCTTAATATTATATTCGACCTAGCTAAAAAGGCTATTTTGAAATAGGAGAAAACTATGCCACTTCCCAAGAAACGTAAAAATGAAGACAAGCAAGCATTTGTTAGCAGATGTATGGGTGATAATGTAATGAAAAAGGATTATCCAGACAACAAACAAAGAGTAGCTATTTGTTTGGATCAAGCTACTGCTGACTGTGGCTGTGTAGAAGCTGCTGACTTTAAGATGCAAGTAGAAAATTATGGATACGAAGAAGAATTAAATGAAGACAATTTTTACGTTCCAGCTACGGCAGAATACGAAGACTTTGGTGAAGAAACAGAAGAGTGGGATATTGCTGGAGAAAAACCAGGACTATGGGATAATATCCGCAAGAAGAAAGAACGAATGGGTAAAAATTATAAACCGGCAAAACCTGGAGATCCAGATAGGCCAGATCCAAAATCTTGGAAAAAGGCACAGTCAGATAGTGGCGATACAATGGCTTTAGAACAGATTCAGAAAATGAATGACCAGCTAATGGAAATTGTTATGAGATTACAAAATATATCTTTGCCAGTTTCATTTCAAGATTGGACAAAAGATATGATTTCTAAAGCTGAAATATATGTGCAAAATGTATATGACTTTGTAAAGTATTATGAACCCGGTAAATATGAAGATGAGTATACTAGTGAAGAAGTAGAAGAACCATCTGAATTAGAAACAGAAGAACCAGAAGTAGAAACAGAAGCAAAATATAAGTATGAAGATCCACAAACTGGTGAAGTTTATACTTACAATAGACAGGGAACTTACGAAAAAGATGGTCGTAGATTAAACTTTATGGGTAAAGCAGAAGAATATCAAGGTCGAAAAGTAACTCTAAATAAACCATTTAGAACTCCTGGAGGACCAAAAAAGTTTGCTGTCTATACCAAGAATGAAAGTGGTAATGTTGTCATTGTAAGATTTGGTGATCCAAATATGACTATCAAGAAGAATATTCCAGAAAGACGCAAGAGTTTTAGAGCTAGACATAATTGTGATAATCCTGGTCCTAAATGGAAAGCACGATACTGGAGTTGCAGAATGTGGTAAAATGATATTTTATATTTTACTAGCATATATTGATGTTATATTACTATATGCTATATTATATCATATCATTTCCCTAAACATAGTAAAACAACCATCTGAAATTAGATATCGATACTCAAAAAAAATTAAAGGAGATAAAATGGCATTAGTATATGAAATAACATGTGGGGCTCCAACAGATGCAGATGTTGTAGAAAGAAGATTAAGTGTTACTGTAAATAATACTTTAGTAACGGTAGATGTTCATTCTGGTGATACCGTAAAATTTGGAGAAAAAACTTTTGATCAAGGCGACCATGTATTACTATCATTAGTAGATGTAGATGATGTTGGAAATGTAAGTGAGCCATCAATAGTTGAATTCGTGGCTAGCGATACTCTTCCACCAGCACCACCATCCATTATTAGCCCAATACTAATTAGAGAAGAATAGAAATATTATGAAATCCAGAGCAGAAGAACTCTTAGACTCGGTTCAGACTAATATTGAGTGTCCCCCCGCAACGCAAGATATTAGTCTGAACTTAGCTAATAGGAAAATATGCGTTGAAAAAGCTAATTATGGACCAGCTAATCCACAATTAAACAATCCAGAGTTTTGGCAGCAAAAAGCAGATTTATTTAAAACATCTATTGAAGAAGCTAAAACAATGAAATGCGAAAACTGTGCAGCATTTATCAAAAAAGAAAAAATGATGAACTGTATAGAAAAGGGTATAGCTTCAGAAATAGATGAAGAAAAAATA